GTAACGTTAGAAAGAAAAAAAAGTTTAAATTATGAGTATAACATACAAAGTAAGCGAGAAAAGAAAACAAGATTTAATTTTGTTAGCATCAAAAAGTAGAGGTATTAAAGTAGAGGGTAAATATTATCCAGGTTGTACATTAACATTAACAGATGTTGATGATGAAAATAAAGTTTTAAAAATTAAATAAATAAAATTATGTTGAGAAGTAAGAAAGAAAAAAACATGAATTGGTACAAACAACAAAGTACTAAAAATTTAAAAGAAGCAGATTTAGTATTAAAAACACTTGCAACTTTAGATCCATTATTAAATTTAGTAGATGATATTGAATCTACTAATATTTTTAAACATGAGTTAAAAAGGTCAGGTAAAACTTTTAAAAAAGAATTAGAGAAATCATTAGGTGTTGTTTTTAACACAACAGATCAAACACAAAGTGAAGCATTTTGGGTTATGGATCAAATTGATCAATTGGATCAATTAATTACAGATACACATATTTCTAAATTTCCTGATCTAATTAAATTACTGCAAAGATTCCATGAATTAGAAGGAGCAGATACAGATACATTTATAAAAAGTGTAGTAAATAGACAATACGCCACAATCAATGAATTTGTGTTACCTGCTGGTATTATATCAAAATTGCGTGATGTTGTCCCTATGCTCGATTCAATGCCTTTATTACAGTTATCACAGCAATTACCAAAATCAAGAGCAGAACAAATAAAAGGTTTAGGAGAACAAAGTATTAAAATTTTAAACGAGGTATTCGCAACTTCTGGGATTGTATGGTAAAAAAAGACATTAAAGAACAAATTGAAATATTTGTAACTCGATTAAAGGTAGTAGGACGTTTTGGTGATGCTTTTTATCAATTGCAAAATGAAGGTTTATTAACTCGTAAAATGTGTTTTTATAGAGAGAATAAAAAAGTACAAAAAGCATTAATAGATGTAAAAGATAGTGAGTTAAAATTATTTACTAATGAATCTATCAAAAGATTGTCTTTAAGAGATGCTTATAATTATCTAAAAGATAAAGGATTGTTAAATTATGCTCTATCTTTTTACAAAGATAATTGTAATGTAAAAATTACAGAAATAAAAAAAGAAAGAAAGATAGAAGAATACAAATTATTGCGAGATCATGCACTTTTTGATGGAATTAGTTTATTAGAAGCACATAAACAATTGCACAAAGAAAATAAATTAACATTCTCATATCTTGTTTTATTAGATATAGAAAAAGAAATACAAGATAAAACTATATCATCTAAAAGAGAAAAAACAGTAATTATAGAACGTTCAAAAAGAATTGTGAAACATTATCAGGAAACATATTTTGAAGGTCGTATAATGACAAAAGAAGTAATTGAAGCATATAAAATATTAGGATTATGATTGATACAAAAAGTTTATATTATCTTGCAATTTTATTTGTAAATTCTTTTAACCTTGTTTACTTATTAGTAAAAGTAAAAGATAGTGAAATTGGTGTATTCTGGACATTAACAAGTTCTTTTACAGTAATGTTAGTAATATTTTTAATTAGTGAATTATTAGTATGAGAAAAGAATGGAATAATATATGGATGGACTTAGCTATTAGTTTATCAGAAAGAAGTACAGATGTAAAACATTTAGTTGGTTGTGTAATTGTTACAGAAGATAATACTCAAGTTCTTTCAATAGGATATAATGGTGACCACAAAGGAGGTACAAACAAAAGAATATCTTTAGAAAGTGGTAAAAGTGGTTTTATTCATGCAGAAAACAATGCACTTATCAAATGTGATTTCAATAATTTGAAGGGAAAAAAAATGTACGTAACATTAAGTCCTTGCTATGCTTGTTCACAATTAATAATAAATTTTGAATCAATTAAAACTGTTTATTATTTAGAAAAATATTGTGATAAAGGATTAAAGTTATTAAATAAATTTGGTATTCAAACTATAAAAATACATTAAAAAAATAAAGGGAAATGTTACTATACTTCACATTTCCCTTTACTGATTTTATAATCATTTACGCAAATATAAATAAAAAAATGGATATACAATTAAGAGATTATCAAAAAAATGGAGCTAATGAGTAATTTTAGAAATAAAAATATAATAATTGTTTGCCATTCTGAATATGGTAATAGAACTAGGGAATTTAAAGTAGGTTATTATCGTGATACAATACACTTACTTAATAACATTCATAATTGGACAGCAGGAAAAGCATTTACAGTTGTGGATGTAGAGAATACAGACCATTTAACAGATAAAGAACACAATCAATTGTGTGAATTAGATTTTAAACCATTATACAAATAAGATTATGACAGTAGAAGAATTAAAAAATATGGGTAATTATGAGGTTAAGAACTTTATAAGACAAAGATTAATGTACACAGAAGAAGAAATACAAGAAGCAAGGGAAACTATTACACATAATCATGTTGCATTTAATTTATTACATGATATAAAACCAAATATAACATTACATAAAAGATTTGAAATGTCAGAAGATCACCAATCTAACAATGATATACTATCAAAATTTGATGATTTAAGATTAATGCAATCTTTTTATTATGCTAAATTAACATTTCATAAAGGTTGTGCAGATTTTGTATGGAAAACAAGGCTATTTAATACAAAAACAGAAGAAAATTTATGTGGTTTTGGAACTGTTGATATCATTCATTTTATCATGTCTAAAGCATGGGGATTAAATTTATAATCAATTAAAGCAGGGTTTATTATCCTGCTTTATTATAACTTACTATAAAAGGTAAGTTTTTTTAACAAAAGTTATTAATAATTATTAACTTTTAATATAATTTATTAAATTAGTATTATCATAAATTAAATAACTGTAAAAATGGTAGATATAAACAAATTGGTAAAAATTAGCACTTACGCAAAAACGATTAATAAAAGTGTGTGTTGGGTTCATAAATTGGCAGATGCTGAAAAAATAACTCTTGTAATTATTGATGGTGTTAAATTTATAAAAGTAGATTAATTATGGATCATCATTTTAATACAGAAATTGCAGAAAAATATGGTATTGGTGAAGCTATATTATTACACAATATGTGTTTTTGGCAAAAAAAGAACATAGCTAATAAGAATAATTACCATGATGGTAAGTATTGGGTTTATAATTCTATACAGGCTTATTCGGAGTTATTCCCATATTATACTGATAGACAAATAAGAAATATATTAAAAAAACTTGAAGATAAAGGGTGTTTATATGTTGGCAGGTACAATAAAATGAAGATAGACAGAACAAAGTGGTATAGTGTAAATGATGAAATAATGCTTATACATGGAATTAAGCCCAATTACCAAAAATGTCAATTGCAATTACCTAAAAAAGTAAATGCAATGACCAAAATAAGTAAATGCAATGACCAAAATAAGCAATTGGAAGCGCCCAAAATGTCAAATGGAAGCGCCCAAAATGTCAAACCAATACCATATATAAATACAGATAAAAATAAAGATATAAAAAAGGGAAGTTCTTTTTTTGTTTTAATTGAATCTAAAAGAGGTAAAAGTGAAAAAATAGATTTTGATTATTTTAAAGATAGATTCACAGTAAAAGAAGAATCTATGATAATAAGCCAGAGAAGATTAAATAAAAATTTTACAGTAGATGATTTTGATAAAATACTTAATCAGTTTTTTATTGACAAAACAATGATAGTATTTGATAATCAAAACCATTTTTTTAGTTCACTTACTTTGTATGTAAAAAATAATTCAAATGTAGTTGCTAAAAATAATACAGTAACACAACAAGATGAAATAGGATATGGATATTAAAAATTAAATATATGAGAGAGATAAAAGAAAGTACAATACAAGAATTAAGATTAGCAGATGTAAAACAAGTAGTTGAACATTTTGTAACATTAAAAAAAGATGGTGCAAATTGGGGTGCATGTTGTCCATTTCCTGGACATGATGAAAAAACACCATCTTTTAAAGTTAGTGCATCAAAAAATATTTATAAATGTTTTGGTTGTGGTAAATCTGGTGATGGTATATCTTTTTTACAAGATTACAAAGGTTTGAATTTTGTAGAATCTTGTGAGCAATTAGCTGATTTAATGAATATTGATTTACAGTACACACAAAGTAATAATAATAATTATCCTGCTAATACTCCTGATACAAAAAAGCCAATAGTTAAAAAAGCCATTGTAAGCAACGAAAAACCAAAAGATATACAAATATACTCAAAACCAAATAAAATTCAACAGAAGTTAAGTAAAGAGGTTTTAGAGTTATTTTTAAGACGTGGTATAAGTGAGAATACATTACAATCTTTTAAAGTTAGTCAAAGTGTACATTATTTTGCACAATTAAAAAAAGAAGGAATATCAATAGATTTTAATTATTATAAAAATAATGAACTTGTAAATATCAAACATAGATCATTAGAATCTAAATCTTTTGGGCTTGAAAAAGGTTGTGAATTAATCCTATGGAATTTAGACAATGTGGATGATTCTCATAATCAAATTATCATAACAGAAGGTGAATTTGATACTTTAGCATTAGGTGAAGTGTACGGAAATAAAAACATTGTATCAGTTCCAAATGGTGCAAACAGTAGTAAAAAACAAAATCTAACTTATTTAGATGGTAAAGAGAATGCAAAACTTTTTGAAGGAAAACAATTAATACTATTTTTTGATAATGATGATCCTGGTAAAATGCTAACAGATGCTTTTGTTTCTCGATTTGGTGCTCATAGATGTTTAATACCTACTTATCCTGCTAATTGCAAAGATGCAAACGATATACTTTTAAAACATGGTAAGCAAGGTATTATTAATGCTATGGATTCAATCAAATTTAAAAAAGTTGATGGTATTGTAGATGTAAGTGATTTTAGACATAAAGTAAGGGATTACCACAAAAACGGATTCCCAAAAGGAGATAGAATAGGTATACCAAATGTTGATAAATTAATTAGTTTTAGAGGTGGAGAATTAACAATGGTTACAGGTATTAGTGGTTCAGGTAAATCAGAATTTTTAGATTTTATAATGGTTCAATTAGCTAAAATACACAATTGGAATTTTGGTATTTGTTCTATGGAAAATCCACCAGAGATACATTTTACTAAATTAGCTGAAAAGTATTTAAACAAACCTTTTGAAGATGTAATAAATAGAAATACAGGAGAATTGTATTATGAAAAGATGAATGATAATGATTTAGATAAAGCAGAAGAATTTATATTTAATCATTTTAATTTTATTACACATAAAACAACAGTTAGTGATGGAGAAAAGTTAAGAAGTACATTTTCTGTTGATTATATTTTAAATCAAGCAAAAACATTAGTACAAATGTATGGGATAAAAGGATTAGTAATTGATCCATGGAATACAATAGAACATGTTATACAAACAACAGAAACAGAAACAAATTATGTAAGTAGAATTTTGTCAAAAGTAATTGCATTTGCAGAAGATTATAATGTACATGTGTTTTTAGTAGCACATCCAACAAAAGGTGTTACAGTTAATGGAATTGATAGAGTAGCAACATTAAATGATATTAGTGGTTCTGGTAACTTTTTTAACAAAACACATAATGGAATATCAGTTTTTAGAGATAAAAAAGAAGCTAATTCACCTGTACAAATACACATACAAAAAGTAAAATTTAAATTTGTTGGAACATTAGGAGTTGCAGAATTAGATTATAATAGATTTACAGGTAATTATACAGATGCAAAAGAACAAATAGAATTATGAAAAAAAAATTAATAACAAATCAGATTTGGAAAAGTACAAAGTTTTGTATTAATGATAAAGGTATTTTAATTTCATTAGATAATGATTTAACTATTGAAACTGCGTTATTTTGGGAATATTATATTAATAATTTAAAAGATAAAAAATGAGTAGAGAGGAACACCAATTACAATGTACATGTATCACATGGTTTAGATACAATTACAAAAAATTAGAGTATTGTTTGTTTTCAGTTCCCAATGGTTTTTGGGTACGTGGAGCATCAAGGCTAAACCTACAAATAGCAATGAACTATTTAAAAGATGAAGGCTTAACACCAGGAATACCAGATTTAATATTTTTATACAATAGTAAAACTTATGGAATAGAGATAAAACTAAATAAGGAAAAAAGCCAATTAAATGAATCACAAATAAAAGTCCATGAGAGTTGGAAAAATCAAGGTATTGATACATTTGTAATTAGAACCTTTGAAGATTTCCAGGAATTGATAATTAAAATTGTTGGATCATGAGAGTAAATAAATTGAGTACAAAATTTCATGTTGATGATAAAGGTAATTTAATATGTTCAACATTGGAGTTATCAAGTTTAACAACAGAAGAAACACTATTCGTTGATGTACAAATATTATTAGAACATTTTAAATCAATTCCTTTGGTATTAATGTATTATAATGTATATTAGTATTATGGATAAAGACAAAGTACAAAAAACGTTTTACTTACCATCAAAGCAATTTGAAGAACAAGTAACAGAGAGATTGACAAAGTTAGGTTTTAACGGATTTTCGGCTTATGTAAACCATTTAATTGCTAATGATATACATAATCCTTTAAGAGATGATTTTAAAGCAATAGAAAGGACTTATAAAGCTAATATTAAAATGTATCGTGATTTTAGTTTTAGTTTATTTGATGCAAAGGAAAGTGCTAAAAAAATATGTTTACTTCAATTTGACAAAAAGTTTGAGAGTTTTATTAAAAATTTAGATTAAGTTATGGGAGATTTTATTTTAGGGTTGTTTTTAGGAGCATCAGTGATTTTTGTTATGATGATGGTAGGATTTGATGATTTTAACAAAATTTATTCAAACGAAAGAATTGAGCCAAGTTTTACTGTCACCATAAAAGGGGGTAAAAGTGATACATTGTTTATTTATAAAAAAGATTAAGTTATGGGATTATATTTAATAATAGGTTGGGTACTTATTGGTTCAGTAGGAACATTAATTTTAGGAAAAAGATTTGATGGTTATGTATCAGTAAAGGGGTTATTATTTTGTTTATTTTTTGGTTCTATATTAGGTGTAATATTACCATTAATTTTTTTAAATGAAGTAGCTTTAGAAAAGGATTGGTATAATAAAAAAATACTTTAAATTATGTTAGAGATTATGGAATTATTCGGGAACAAAGCATTTTTAGCTTTAATATTCATTTGTTCAATAGGTTTATTTTTAGTATTACGTGAGGTGTTTTGCTGGTACTATAAAATAAATAAAATTGTTGATGTACTTGAAAGAAATGAACAAATACAAAAAGAAACAAATAGATTGTTGCAGGAATTAAATAATAAATCATGAGTGAGGAAAAACTATATGAAATAATTGATAAGTTACTTCTTATTGGACAGTATGGAATTGCTTATGAAATAGCTTATCATCATGTTTTAGGTTTAGAATATGTAATGTCATATTATGAGTTTAAATTAAAAAATATAGAAATTGCTATTACTGAACTTTATAAAATTAATAATGACATTAATAATAGTCGTGTTCTATTTTTAGACCAAGAAACACATAAAATTAAAATGTTTTTAAATATAAAAAAATAAATCATGAGTGAGGAAGTAAAAAAAGTAGCACCACATTGGACAGAATTACAAAAGTTTACAGAAAAACAAACAGTTGTACAACCTTATCGTTGTCAATCTACTAAATTATGGGTTGTCAGAATTTTAAAAGGTTATGGTGAATTAGTATTACGTAAAGATTTTAAAAATCGTGATGATGCTAAATTCTTTTTTGAACAGTTAAAAAATGGATATAATGGAGAGTAAATATAATGTAGGTGATAAAGTAAGGTTACTAGTTGAATGTGATGATTTAGATGCAGGAGATATGATTACACTTTTAAAAATTGATGAAACATATTGGGAGTGTGCAGACACTAATGGTCACTTATTCATTTTTAATGAAAAAGCATTTGAACCAATCAAAGATGAATTAGTAGTTGATAATAAAAATAATAATGATATAAAACCATTGGATGCACAAGAAATTAGAGATAAATTATTATTAAATGCATCATCATTATCTAATGAAACTAAAGATAAAACAGTTGATATTGATTTTAATAAAGATAAAGAGGTAGTTAATAATTGGATTGATAACAACTATTACGGTGGTAAAGATAATCCTTATGAAGCTATTAAAATTATCAATAACCTTGATTTAAATTTTAATCGTGGCAATGTTTTAAAATATATTTTACGTGCTGGTAAAAAAGATGCAGATAAGGAAATTGAGGATTTACAAAAAGCAAAACATTATATTGATTACGAAATTGAACGATTGAAGATAATGAATAACAAATAATAAATAACTAAACAATGTTTTAATGTTGTTTAGATTAAGTTATTTTTATAATCAAACCTACTGATTAAATTTAGTAGGTTTTTTTATGTCTAAACTATTTTTTTTGTTAATATGTTAAAGAGGTACAACTAACAAATAAAAATATGGCAGCAGCAGAAGGAAATAGATATGCAGAAAAACACAGTATTGAGGAATGGAAAGACATAAAAGGCTATGAAGGATTATATCAAGTTTCTAACATAGGTAGAGTAAAGAGTTTTAAAAGGAGTAAAAAAGGGGATATATTAAAAACAACAATAAATAACAGAGGGTATTGTTCAAGAAGTTTAAGTAAAAATGTAATCAGTAAAACGTATTCAATTCATAGATTGGTAGCATTAGAATTTATTACAAACCCAAAAAACAAACCATTCATAAATCATATAAATAATAATAAAACAGATAATAGAGTAAGTAATTTAGAGTGGTGTACTCAAAGTGAAAACATAAAACATGCTTATGATACAAGTAGTAAAAAACCTAATAAAATCAAAGGTTGTCACAATGGTAGGTCAAAATTAACAAAAGAACAGGTGATAGAAATAAGATGTAATATCAATAAACTAAAACTAAGGGAGTTAGCTGATATATATAAAGTAACATTACTTACTGTATGGAGTGTTAAAAACTACAAAACATATATAAATTTGTAATTAAATAAAAAAGAGTAAGAAAAAATAAAGTTTAAACTAACAAATAAAAATATGAATGATGGAAGATTTACATACGGAAATAATGCACATGAAAAATGGAACTTGGAAGATTCAAAAGAATTGTTTTTAAAAGCCTTAAAATATGCAAATGATGATAATGATTGTTTATGTATTCAAGATGCTATATACTACATTAAATTACCTTCTTCGACCTTTTATAATCTAATAAAAAGGTTTTCCGAATTGGACGATATAAAAAGAGATATCAATGATTCTATTATTAGAAGGATCAATAAAGGAGCATTAAAAACAACATTTAATACTACTGCATCAATTTGGAGAATGAAGCAATTAGGAGAGAGTGAAACAATTAATACAGATGTAACAAGTAATGGAAAAGATATATCAACACCAATCATTAATTTTGTTAAAAAAGATAATGAATGATAGATTTAAGTGATAAATATAGTGAATTATTTACTAATCAAGATAAAAGATACCATATTATCACAGGTGGCCGTGGATCTGGTAAATCTTTTGGAGTAACATTATTTTGTGTTCTATTAACTGAACAAAAAGATGAAGTAATATTATTTACACGTTATACTTTAACATCTGCTCATATATCAATTATTCCTGAGTTTATTAACATGATTGAATTATTGGGGTGGCAAGATAAATTCCATGTTACAAAAACAGAAGTAGTAAATAAAAAAACAGGTAGTAAAATATTATTTAGAGGTATTCGTACAAGTTCAGGAACACAAACAGCTAATTTAAAATCATTAACAGGTGTTACATGTTGGATTCTTGATGAAGCAGAAGAACTAATTGATGAAACAGTATTTGATAAGATTGATTTATCAGTACGTTCTAAAATGGCACAAAATAGAGTGATTTTAATATTGAATCCCTGCACTTGTGAACATTTCATTTATAGAAAATGGTTTGAAAATGGACAAAACGAAAATACCGTTTACATTCATACAACCTATCTTGATAATAAAGAAAATTTAGATCCTTCAATTTTATTTGAGATTGAACAAATGAGGATTAACAAACCTAAAAAATACAATCATGTAATTTTGGGTGGTTGGTTAGATAAAGCAGAAGGTGTAATTATTGAAAATTGGATAGAAGGTAAATTTGATTATTCATTACCTATTTACTTTGGTATGGACTTTGGATTTAGTAATGACCCAACAACATTAACAGCAGTAGCAATTGACAATAAACGTAAAAAGATTTATGTTGATGAATTGTGTTATCGTAAAGATAAAGGTACAAATGATGTTGTTTCTATTTGTAGCATTGCAGGAAAAGGATTAATTATAGCAGATAGTGCAGAACAAAGATTAATTTATGATGTTAAAAATAGAGGTATTAACATAGTTCCATGTATCAAAGGACCAGGAACAATTGGTGCAGGAATAAAATTAATGCTTGATTATGAAATTATTGTAACTCCACGATCAATAAATATTAAAAAAGAATTTAACAACTACGTATGGAGTGATAAAAAAAGTGGTTCAGCAATAGATGATTTTAATCATTCAATTGATGGAATTAGATATGTAGTTTATTATCTTCACAAAATGCAAAATAACAAAGGCTATAAAATACAATAAAATGAAAATAAACATTAATGATCTGTTTGATTTTTCCGATTTTGGAGATATTAACAAACTTGAAAAGAAAGTAAAAGAATTGGATTCATTGTTATCTAAATTTTCTGATAATTTACAAAAAGATATTGATGATAATATTAAATCCTTAAACAAATGGGAAAAACAAATAGATTCATTAAATGTTTCATTGGAAAAAGAAGCAGCATTAATAATTCAGATTGAAAAAAATGTTAGTGGATTAACACAAGAGCAAAAGAAACTAACAACACAACAAGAAAAGGTAAATACTACACGAAAAGAAACAGTAAACCAAGCCAATAAAGCTAAAAAAGCATTAACAGATTTAGAAAAAATTGAAAATCAGTTAGCAAAAGCAACAGGAAAAGATGCAGAAGAATTAGCAAAGAAAAGAATTGAATTAGCAAATGTAAAAAAAGAAACAAAACAAAGTGCAAAAGAAGCATTAGGATTAGTAAATGCGTATGGTAAATTAGCAATAGAAGCAACAGAAGCAAAGAATGAAGCAAAGGATTTAGGAGCACAATTAAATAAAGTTCAAAAAGAATTTGGTGAAACATCTCAAGAAGCTAAAGACCTTGCAAAAAAATTCCAAGATGCAACAACAAAAGCTGCAGGTTTAGATAAAGAATTAAAAGATATTGATGCAGGTGTAGGAGATTTTCAAAGAAATGTTGGTAATTATTCTTCTGCATTAGATGGTGTTAAACAAGGATTTGGAAGTGTATTAGAATTTGCAACACCAGCAGGTTTAGCATTGGCAGCAGCAGGATTAGCAATAGAAGGAATTGGTGCATTAGCAGAAGTTATACAAGAAAC